GGATTGGACTGAGTCTTGTCAATTTACAAAATATAAATTAAATCAATATTACGATTGGCATTGTGATAGTTTTGGAAAACTTTTTGATGATCCAAAAAATAATGCTATTCACGGTAAAATTAGAAAATTGTCCATGACCTGTCAATTAACAGATGGATCTGAATATAGAGGTGGAGAATTAGAATTTGATTTTAGAAATTATGACCCTAACATGAGAGATGAATCAAAACATAGAATACAATGTAAAGAAATATTACCTAAAGGTTCTATTATTGTTTTTCCCTCTGATGTGTGGCATAGAGTTAAACCAGTAACATCAGGCACAAGATATAGTCTTGTAGCATGGCATTTAGGGAGGCCTTTTAGATAATGTATATAAATAGTTATTTTCCAACTGTGGTTTGGAATGAAGATAAACCTGAGTTTGTTAAATCGTTAAACAAAGCAAGTAACAAATATATTAAAGATGCAAGAACAAGAGAGAAAGCATATATAAAAGAATATGGTGATTTTGGAAGATCATATCATTCAACACCACTTACAGCTGATAATGATTTTTTAGATTTTAGAAATTACATTGGTCAAAAGTTTGCTAAAAAAGGTGGCGGACATCATTCAGCACACATACATTGGAACCAACACGTATCGGGTTTTTATTTTTTAAAGTGCAGTGATAAAACATCATACCCTATATTTCATGAACCAAAGACTGGTGCAAGAACAACTAAATTACATATGAAACCAGACTTAAAAGGCGTATGGCCAGGCCACGAACAATTTAATATTAAACCTAAACCTGGAATGTTAATTATATTTCCTGGTTATTTAGAACATGAGTTTGCTGTTGATCATGGTAAAGAACCTTTTAGGTTTATACATTGGAACATACAAGCAGTTCCAAAAGAAATGGCTAAAGATGTTTAAAAAGAAAAAATATACAATTATACGACAAGCTATATCTAAAGACTTAGCTAGTTTTGTTGCAAATTATTTTTGTATGCAAAAACAAGTTTATGATACTTGCATGAAAGCAAGATACTTTTCACCTTTTGAAAATATATTAGGATATTATGAAGAGCCAAATGGTCAAATACCAAATACGTATTCTCAATACGCTAATATGGCTATGGAAACTTTATTACTTAAATGTCAACCAGGTATGGAAAAAGCTACGGGGTTAAAACTATATCCTGCTTATAGTTATGCAAGAATATATAAAAAAGGTGATGAATTAAAAAGACACAAAGATAGATTTAGTTGTGAAATATCTACAACTATGAATCTTGGTGGTGATGATTGGCCAATATATCTAGAGCCATCTGGAAAAGTCGGCAAAAAAGGTGTTAAAGTAGATCTAAAACAAGGAGATATGTTAGTTTATTCTGGTTGTGAATTAGAGCATTGGAGAGAAAAATTTAAAGGTAAAGAATGCATACAAGTTTTTCTGCATTATAACAATCGTAAGACTCCAGGGGCAAAGAAAAATATGTTTGACAAGCGTCAACATTTAGGTCTTCCTTCTTGGTTTAAACGATGATATAATCCTTAGATGGAGGCAGGGCACCACCACATACCCCCTGT